AGATATGGTTGTAGATGCAACACACAAGTATATAGCTGATCTGCGTGACGATATTACTTGGGGTGGTGGTGACTCCATAGATAGAGAAAGAGTACGAGATATAATCCTAGAAGATAATGATCTAGGACATGATTGTTTTTTTACAAGATTTTAATTATTTACTTGACATACAAAACGAATCAGTGTATAATATATGTATAATTAATGAGAGAGGAAATAATAATATGTTTGGACAACCATTACCAAAAGTTAAGTTAACCCCAAAGTTTAGTTTATTTTTAAATGACGATAAGTTTGTTACTTTTACATCTGACACTTTAGCAAAGTGTAAGGCGATGGCAAAGAAACTTGGTAAACCTTGTACTGTCTATGTTGACTATGGACGTAATTTTGCCCCTATATGGTCTAAGAGAGATTGGAGTATATAATGTCGTCCTTTAATGAAGAATATTATAAGAGTATAGGTGGTGTTTTGGAATCAAATGATTATACTGAACAATCAAATTTATTTAATGTATCTTGGGCTCTTCATGAGGGTTATAAAGATATATCAGAAAAGTTAGATGATCTTATTCCACTTGAGGGTGCAGTTCCACAAGGGCGTTCTGTTAACAAGTGTCTTGAAAAATTTAGAGTTGCACAAAATCTAATCTATGATTTATTTAATAATGGATTGTGTAATAGAAGATCTCATTTCAAACAGTTCTTTGGTTGGGCTCCTTATACTAGGAATAGTATAAGTCAAAATGAATTTAATTATTATGAGATAGAATTAGAGCCTGTCTTTACAAAGATTATAATAGATGCATACAAAGAACAAAAGAATCTAGGGAATATAGAATGAAAAAGTATTTTGTAAAATATAAGTATAAATTTCCTTTAGATGCATGGGATAGGCCTGGTGGTCGATATAGTCTTGTAGACTTACCCATTCGTAGTCATAAAGTATTAACTAGAGAGGGTATTATCCTTTCTAAAAATGACGAACATGATATGTTTAAAATTAAAGACTTACATAATAAATTAATTACTGTGTGGGTTGATAAATCAGAAGTGGAGATATTAAACCCATGAAAAAATTATTAATTATTATAACTTTAATTATTATGGGTTGTCATCCACTCAATGCATTTGAATTGCGAATGAATAATCAAGATGCACTTAAACAACAAATGATTGGTTTGTTATTAAACCAACTCTTTAATGGCAATCAAGTAAATGTTGGTAATACAAATATCAACAAGAATGTGATTGCAAATTGGGCTACCAACAAACATGAAAGAATGTGTTGGATTTCTCAAAAGTATAATTCCAATGGTACAATTGTAAACAAACTACAATGTGATTAATTTTTCCTTTTTGATTTCTTAACTATAACTTTCCCTTTGCAGTATAAATACTTCAAAGGGATTTTTTTATGCAAACACAAAGACTATCATATTTTTCTGGTAGAGATGGATTTCTCTGGTGGGTTGGTGTTGTAGAAGATCGTATAGATCCTATGTCACTAGGAAGAGTACGAGTTAGAGTATTTGGTTATCATACATCAGATAAAACAAAACTTGCGACAGAAGATTTGCCGTGGGCGTTTTGTATTCAACCTTGTACATCTGCTTCCGCTGGTGGTGTAGGAACTTCTCCGACAGGCCCAATAGAAGGAACATGGGTAATTGGTTTTTGGAGAGATCCAGACTTTCTACAAGAACCTATGGTGTTTGGAACAATACCTGGCTATATAGGCCCTAATGGTGCTCCTCAAGGTGGAGCTCCATATGATTATTCACAAGATCAAAATCGTGAACCAGGCACGATAAGTGAGAACACAGTAATTGCAGATGGGGTTACATCAGAGTTTGATCTACCAGCAAGTTCTCAAGACTCTACAGTATTAGTAACTAAAGATGGTATACCAGATAAAGCAACAAACGCACCACCCTCTTCATTTATGAATACTGAAGTTTCTACGGCAGAATTTTCTGGTGCAAGAACATATACTAAAAATGACTTTCCATTATCTACCAGAGGAACTACAACTGCAAATGCATTAAATAAATTATTACCATTTGTAAGAGATAGGATTGCAAAAGGTATTAATAGTTTTCTTCAATCTAATAGTGGTTGGGATATAAGCATAGGTTCTGGATATAGAACAAACGCACAACAACAAGAATTGTATAACAAATATAAAGCAGGTAGAATGGGTAAAGCTGCAAAACCTGGCTTCTCTTGGCACAACTTTGCGTGTGCAGTTGATGTAACAATATTTAGAGCAGATGGTTCTTATGATGATGGAAGAAGAGGAGATAGTAACTATAAAGGAAGAGCTCGTTCTGCATTTAAAGCTTTCAATATGCAGAATAGTATTCCAAATGATATGGGTCACTTTTATCCATCAGAGTTTCCAAAGTATCCACCAAAGGCTGTAAGGATAGGAAAGAAGTCTGTTACCAAGTATGCGAGAGAAAGAGGAGTGTCAATTTAATGGCATATGAAATAGAAGAAAGAAAAATCAAATTTGATAAACCACCAGCAAAAGGTACAGAGGTAAATCTAAAAGTTTCTACTCAACAATCTCTTAATGGTTTTGCTGATCCTCGTTCTTTTTATCCTCGTAGAGTTAATGAAGTTGATACAAACAGACTTGCAGTAAATGATGCAACTAAACAACACCCTGTGGTCAATCTTAAAAGACAAAGAGTAGATGATCTGGTAGGAGAACCAGAAACACAGTATGCATCAAAGTATCCATACAATCATGTAAAAGAAACTGAGTCTGGTCATATCGTAGAGTTTGATGATACTCCAGGCCATGAACGTATACATGAATATCATAGGTCTGGTACTTTTTACGAAGTACATCCAGATGGTACAAAGGTTACAAAGATTATCGGTGATGACTATGAGATTGTGCATCAGAATAAAAAGTTAAGAGTAAGAGGAAATATTGAAGTCTACTGTGATGGTGATGCAGATTTATATGTGCGTGGTTCTTTGACAGGACAGGTAGACGAGAATATAGATTTACACGCTGGTAAGAATATTAATATTCATGCTGGTAAGAATATGAGATTTTATGCAAATGACTCTATAGAGTTTACATCACAGAAAGAATTAACTGCAACATCTGTGGCAAAGATGACATTACAATCTTTAGCAGATATGAATATTAATGCAGAAGGCAATTACCTTACCAACATAAAAGGATATAGTCAAGTTCTTTCTGATAATCATATTACTTTAAATTCAAAATCTAAAATAACAGTAAAAACAAGTAGTGAGATTGATATCCTATCAACAAATGATTTGACGCTTGTGGGTGGTTCTATAAAATTAAATGATCCTAGTGATAGTGTTGGAACTGTGCAAGATGCAGAAGATACAAAATATAGAGATAGTTCTGGTGTAAATTTATATAGTGAAGGTAAAGAAGTTGACGCACCTGTAGAAGCTACAGTATTAGATGCAAAAGATTTAAGTGCATTAGCAGATGAACAATCTGTATATGGTGAAGATGATATTCCGAAATCAGATGCAGATATTAAAGCTGATGTTGCATCTGGAAATGCATTACCTTCTTCATCTTCAGATTATAGTTATAATTCTATTGATGGTAACTATAATTCGGAAAGTGCATCAAGACCATTAATATCAGTTCCAGCAGTTCCAGACTTTCCAAAAGAACATGGATATTCAACTGGACAATCAGAATTACTTTATACAGAAAACGCAAAGGTTACATCAGTAGTAAAACCTTCATTGATAAAACTTCCAGATGATGGATCTATAGATTATAATATGTACATATCTTCCAAGTATAAACTTTCTAAACTTACACTTGCACCACCTGTAGGTCAGAAAATAAACAAAAGTAAAGAAGAAGCAGAAAAGATTATTAATAATTTAAGAGTTCTTGCAGTTAATTGTTTAGATCCATTACTTGCAGAATATCCTAAACTAAGAATTAACATGGGATATTTTGAATCAAGGCCTGGTACATCTTCTGCACATTCATTGGGTGAAGCAGTTGACATACAGGTTGCAGATGCAAGTAAAGGAGAATACTTTGAGATTGCAATATGGATTAGAGAAAACTTACCACACGATTCTATTATATTACAATATAGAACTACTGGTTCTGGTATGCCTTGGATTCATCTTGGTTGTAAGGAGTCTGGTAATAGATCAGATATGATAACACAATACAATGGAAAAACAACAACCGAATTAGGACAGATTGCACAGTATTATGCCTAAGATATGTAGAGAAGAAGATCCGCTTAACACAGGACATACCTGTGATGCGACTAGTAAATTAGCTGCACCTTCATCAGAGGTTGCAAACACAACTGTTTTTGTTGAAGGTAAACTTGTTGCAAGAAAAGAAGATCCTACTGACTCTCATGAAATTTTAGTAGGCGATACTTGTATAGAACATACTTCAAAAATAGTTGGTACTTGTAGTCCTAATGTTTTTGTTGTAGGTAAAGCTGTTGCAAGAGTTGGAGATGGTGTTGATGCTGGATTGCCAAATGGTAAAATGACAGGTGGTGCTTCTACTGTAAGTGTAAACTAAAGGAAATAAAATGTTTGAATACAAATGTAAAGTTACAAAGGTGGTTGATGGTGATACAGTTGATGTAGACATTGACTTGGGGTTTGGTGTATGGTTAAGAGATCAAAGAGTTAGACTATATGGTATTGATACACCAGAGTCAAGAACAAGTGATCCATTTGAAAAACAATATGGAAAAGCTGCAACTGAATTTTTAAAAAAATGGTTAGATGGTGGAGATGTTACAATCAAAACTCATAAAGATGGAAGAGGAAAGTTTGGTAGAATACTTGGCGAACTGTGGGTGTTTGATACTAACGTCAATAAAAAGATGATTGAAGAACATCATGCAGTAGAATATCATGGACAATCTAAAGAAGAGATTGCAGAACAACATATTATAAATCGTAGGTATCATGATTTGTAGAAATCGTTATAAATACAAATAGGGAGAAACGTAATGGTTGCAAATCCAAATGCATTTAAAGACGCAGAGAGTACTAATGACTCTACTAGAAATGCACAAGTATTTACTGATTTAAATTTAAATATGGTTAGGCATCCAGTTACTGGTGATATTGCAAAACTATCAAATGTAGAAGCTGTTAAAGCAAGTGTAAGAAATTTAATTAATACGAATAAAGGAGAAAGACCATTCCAACCAGATATTGGTTCTGATATTCGTAAAGCTCTTTTTGAACCAATGACAAGTGCAGTATCAAGTTCTATTAAAACATTTGTGAGAGATTTGATAGAAACCTATGAACCAAGAGCAGAATTAGTAAGTGTTGATACTACTGAGGATTTTGATAACAACACTTATAATGTTACGATAACATTCTTTTTGATAAATTCACCTAGTGGTGTTCAATCAATGAATATACTTTTAGAGAGATTAAGATAAAATGGCTGGTAAATTACAAGTAACAGAATTAGATTTTGATAACATCAAAACAAATTTAAAAACCTATTTAAAAGGACAAAGTGAATTTTCAGATTATAATTTTGAAGGTTCTGGTTTATCTACTCTTGTAGATCTTCTCGCATATAATACACATTACTTGGCGATGAATGCAAACTATTTTACAAATGAAATGTTTTTAGATACTGCAACGACTCGTGACTCCGTTGTATCACACGCAAAAACATTAGGGTATACTCCTCGTTCTGCAAGAGCTCCAAAAGCATTTATTGATGTATCTGTACCAGTAACTAATGGAAATATTACTTCTGTTACTATGAGTAAAGGAACAAGGTTTACAACAAATTTTGATGGAACAACTTATGGGTTTTTAGTAAATGAAGATATAACAGCATCAGTATCTGGTAGTCGTGCTAATTTTGTAAATGTTCCTATCTATGAAGGTACACTTGCAACAGCAAAGTATACTGTAGACAGTAACAATCCAGATAAGAAATTTATTATTACAAGTAATAGAGCTGATACAACAACATTAAAAGTTTCAGTTCAAACATCTGCAACTGATACATCACTTACTACATATACTCTTGCAAATGAATTAACAAATGTTACTGCAACATCTCCTGTATACTTTTTACAGGAAGATCATCATGGAGAATTTGAAGTTTACTTTGGTGATAATGTTTTAGGTCAAGGTTTAGTAGATGGTAATATTGTTATATTAGAATATGTTGTTACAAATCAAAAAGAAGCTAATGGATCATCTATATTTTCTTCACCAAGTATCGGTGGACAAAGTGGTGGAACTGTGACAACTATTGCAGAGGCAACTGGTGGTGATATTCCAGAAAGTATACAATCAATAAAGTATTATGCACCATTAAGTTATACTGCACAAAATAGAGCTGTTACTGCATTTGATTACAAAGCACTTATTCCGAAAGTTTATCCAAATGTAAAAAGTATTCAAGTATGGGGTGGAGAAGATAATGATCCACCAATATATGGACAGGTATATGTTTCAATATCTCCTACCGCTGGAACAAGTCTTACACAAACACAAAAGGCAAATATTGTTTCAGATTTAAAACAATATAATATTGCATCAGTAAGACCAGTAATAGTAGATCCAGAAGTTTTATATGTTATTGTAGACATAGACTTTAGATATGATCCTAATAAAACTGTAAAAACTGCTACTGATTTACAAAGTAGTATTGACACTATTGTAAGTAATTATAGTGGAGATACTTTAGAAAAATTTGATGGTATGTTTAGATATTCAGAATTATCTAGACTAGTTGATAATTCTGATAGTTCTATTTTAAGTAACATTATGAATATAAGATTATATAAAGCCATTACTCCTACCATATCAACATCAAAACAATATGACGTAAATTTCTATAATAAAATATATCATCCATATGATGGTAATGAATCTCCTGTTATATCTTCTACAGGATTTACAATTGCTGGTTCTACTGAAACACACTTCTTAGATGATAATGGTTCTGGTGTTGTTAGACTTTATAGAATGGTTGCAGATACCAGAACATATGTAAACAATAATGCTGGAACTATTAATTATACTACAGGTGCGATTAGTATTACAGATTTAAATGTTACATCTACTGTTAATGGAAATGGTACGATTCATATATTTACTATACCAGATTCAAATGATATTATTCCAGTAAGAAATCAACTTATCTCTATTGATCTTGGTGGTTCTTCTATAACTGCACAAACAGATCAGAATGGAACAACTGCATCAGTTGGTTCTCATACTAATGTAGGTTCTTTTGGTGGAACAACTACAGGAACTGGCACAGTAACATTTGGAACAACAACATCAACAACATCTGTGGCTAGTACTGCAAGTAGTTCATCATCAAGTTCATCATCATCATCAAGTAGTTCATCTTCATCTAGTGGTTATTAATAATGTCAGGCTGTCCTAGAACATCTAAATTAGAAAGTAAAGTATCTCCTCATATTGAGGAACAACTACCAGAGTTTGTTCGTTCTGAACATCCTTTGTTTGCAACTTTCGTTAAACACTACTATCAATTTTTAGAAGCTGGTTGTTTAACATTAGGTGGTTCTAATGAATACTTAGCACAAGAAACGCTTACCAATAATTTAATCCTTGATAACAATGATGATAAAATTGTTCTTGAAAGTTCTGTGGGTAAGTTTCATGAGGGTGAAACTATTCGTGGAGATAAAAGTGGATATACTGCAACGATACTGGTAGATGATTATGATTCTACTGGTAAACTTTATATTAGTTCACAACAAAAATTTTCAGAAGGTGAAAACGTAGTTGGATTAACTTCTGGTGCAAAAGCTGTTATTACAAACTATCAAGGTAATCCTATACAAAACATACAACAATTATTAGCGTATGCAGATATAGATAATACAGTTTATACTTTTTTTGATAAATTTAAAAAATCATTTTTAGAATCTTTGCCTGAGTCTATTACAGACAATATTGATATAAGAAATTTAATTAAGAGTGTAAAAGATTTATACGAAGCAAGAGGTACAGAAGAAGGTCATAAGTTATTTTTTAGAATACTATTTGATCAAGAATCTAGTTTACTATATCCAAAAGATAATATGATGAAACTTTCTGATGGTCAGTGGAGTACTGATTATCTTATGAGAGTTAGAGAAGATGGTAATTCAGATTTTTCTCAACTGGTTGGAAAAACTATTACTGGACAAACATCTGGTGCAACAGCTGTTGTACAAAGTGTTACTAAATTTATTTATGGTGCAGATGTTATTGCAGAATTGAATTTAGATCGTGGAACAATCTTAGGAACTTTTGATTCTGGTAGTGCTGATTTACTTTTATCAGAAGATGGAGATAATCTTGTTACAGAAAGTGGTGAACAAATAAGAGAAGAAGGTTCTATAGGAGAGGTTGTTACTGGCGTTTCTAATACTTTAGATCTTACTATTACTGCAAGAGTTGTTGGTATTACAAATAATATTAGTCTTTCTAGTAGAGGACAATATTATAGAGTTAATGATATTATTCATTTTTCTTTACCACAAGATGTTTCGGTTGGTGTTAAAGGTGAAGTACGAAGTATTGGAACTGGTGGCGTAACTGATGTTTATGTTGAAGATGGTGGTACAGGATATACATACAATGATACTGTAACTTTTAACAATGCAAATACAAATGGAGTTGATGCAACTGCTAATATAGCTGTATTGGGTGGTATTCTAACAATAGAAAACGATACATATCCAGACAATATTGTCTTAGAGGGATCATCAGATCATAACAAGTTAATTATAAAAGACGCAAATGGTGAACTGCATGAGTTACAACAAGAAGAACAACTAGGAGATAATAGTGGACTTCTATTAGAAAATGGTCACAATATTATTTTAGAAAGTGAAACTCTACCTTCTGCACAAAGAACGTCAATAAGAAAAATAAGAGTTACTAAAAAGGGTAATGGTTATACAAAACTTCCAGATGTTACAATAACATCTTCTACAGGATCAAACGCAAAAGTTTTTGCTACGACAACTGATGGTGTTGGAAGAATATTAGAAATACAAATGAAAGACTATGGTGTAGGTTATGTTCGTCCACCTACTGTTACTTTCAATAAAAATGTAATTGTAAAAAATGTAAGTGGTACTTTTAATAAAGGTGATATAATATTAGACTTTGATGGAACTGTAGAATCCTACGATAGTACAACACAGTTATTAGAAATAAAATCTGAAATAGAACACTTTACTGAAGGTGATCCTATAACCACAGCTAGTGCAAATGCAACTGCTCATCAATGTGTTCATGCAGAAGCAACTGCAAATAATGGTGCAATAGTTATTTCTAGTGGCGATTATTCTGGATTAAGAGGACAACTTGACGAAGAACAAATGAAGATTCAAGATTCTAGATTTTATCAAGATTACTCTTATGTAGTAAAGGTTGGTGAATCTATTAATACTTGGAGAGATAGTATTATAAGGTCAGTTCATCCTGCTGGTTGGAATGTATTTGGTGAAGTATCTATTGCAACATCTCTTGCAGAAGCACAACTTCATTCTATGAAGATACGAAATCCAGCTGCTGGTGATGTTATAGACTTTACTTCTGATACAACAACATACTCACCAGAACTTGCATCTACATTTAGAACATTATTCTCTGCAAGGTTTAGAAGAAGATTAGGTACTACTGATGATGGTACAACATTGAATACAACAAATCCAATGAGCAGTACAGAGTTTGAAGATATATGGGAAACAAATTCTCCTAATAATAAATTAGATAATGATAACAAACGTGAAAGAACTATTAGTAGTTCTTATGAATTTGAAATTGGAGTAGGTGGTGGTATAATTGGTGTCTTTAGTCCTACTTTAGAACTATTACCTAAGTATGCATTTTCACAACCACCAACTGGAACAAATGTTGCAATTCCACACTACCCAGGCCTTACAAGACAAGTAAGACTTGATGATACAAACCAAAGTGCATATTTTACAATTGGACAGTTTTCACAATTCAGAATTAATCAAGTGAGTGATTCAAACGGAGATATTCCAGAAACTGCAAAGAGTGTAAAAATAAATGTTCAACCACCAGGCGAAATTATTTTAAGAAGAACTGGATCAGTAACACTTGATACTGTAGGTGTTACTATGGATGATACTACCAGAACATTTGATGATTTGTAATATAAATAAGAGGAAACCTTTGGAGAAATTCTAAAATGGCAAAACAAGTAATAGGAATAGGTAATGCAGCTAATGATGGAAGTGGAGATCCATTAAGAACTGCTGGTGATAAAATAAACGATAATTTCAATGAATTTTATACTAAAATTGGAGATGGTACAAATTTATATTCATTAACATTTCCAAATGCAAGTGCTACAGTATTAACCACAGCAAATTCAGATGCAGGCACAACTACAACATCAAGTTCAGATGCAGACCATGTTTTAATAAATGATGGTGGTGTACTAAAAAAGATTACTCCTGCTAATCTTGGAATAGGTGGGGGTGGTTTATCAAATGTTGTAGATGATACTACGCCCCAACTTGGTGGCGACTTAGATGTAAACGGCAAAACAATTATGCATACTTTTAACATAACTGCAAGTGGAAATAACCATTATGTTTTTGCTGATACTGGAAATGTTTGGTTTCCAACATCAGAAAATGATCCGACCTTATATTTAAGAAGAGGTGAACAATATAAATTTAATAATATTTCTGGTGGTCACCCAATCAGAATACAATCAACACAAGGTTCAAGTGGAACAGCATATAATGTTGGTGTAACAAATAATGCTGGTTCTGGTGCAGTTATATTCAAAGTACCAATGAGTGCGCCTGCAACACTTTACTATCAATGCACATCTCATGCAAATATGAATGGTACAATTAATATAGTTTAATAGGAGTCTATAATGGGAATTGATACTATAGGAACAAATGCACTTACAGATAATTCTGTTACTGCACCTAAAATTGTAGATGGAGTAGTTGCATCTGAAATAGGAACTGGAGAAATTACAACTGCAAAATTAGCTGATAATGCAGTAACTAGTCTTAAAATAGCAGATGCACAAGTTACAAGTGCAAAAATATATGATGGTGGTATTACCACTGCAAAATTAGCTGATGATGCAGTTACTTCTGCAAAATTAGCAGCTGGATCAGTAAATCCACTCGCTCTTGCTACTGATTCAGTTACTTCTGATAAAATAGTAGCTAATGCAGTTACTACTTCTAAAATAAACAATGATGCAGTTACTTCTGCAAAAATAGTGGCAGATGCAGTAGAGTCAAGTGAAATTAATAGTGGTGCAGTTGGAACTGGCGAATTAGCTAATAATGCAGTTACATCAGATAAAATAGGAGCAAACCAAGTTGGAAGTTCAGAATTAAATACTACAGATAGTTATGCATTTAGTGGTTATATAAAATCAAATAATTTTATAGATGCTCATGTAGAAATAACATCTGATGGAACTGATACTCTTAATTTATCAACTGCTAATTCTTTTAATATTCAATTAGTAAATACAACAAATACTGTAGTGACATTTAGTTCACCACCTAGTCTTACAAATAGTGCATATGTTTTTATGGTAAAAATAAAACAACCAGCATCTGGAACTACACGAAGTGTAACATGGACAGGTGGGGGTGGATATAATGTTAGATGGAAAGATGGAAGTCCACCTACGTTATCATCTGGAAATAGTGATGAAGATATATTTGTTTTTGTAACACAAAATCCAAACGCAGGCACTCCAACCTATTATGGAATGTTTGCTGGTAAAGATTTATCGTAGGGTATTACTTTATGAGTAATATGATGAAAATATTGCAAGGTGCAGCTGGATCACAAGATGAAGATCTAATTTATATGCCAATGGGTAACAATGGTAGCAATGCCAACTGGACAGGTGGCAAGCCCGCTCAAAATTATATTACTATAATAGATCCAATAAACAGAGTTGAAAAAGGACACATATCTTTAACTTATAATTATGGTTGGGGTAACTATGGTATTGAACGAGCAAGACTTACATTAGGTGATGACGATTACATATACATTACTGGTACTCATCATCCTAATAGACTTAATAATCTTAATGGAAATCAGAGTGGATATGATGTAAGAGATGGTCTTTTTAGAGTTCATA